TTACCAGTTAAAGTTAATTAGAAGTTAATCTTACTAAAACCATCTATTTTTTTAATTTCAATAAGTCCATCCACAATATCTCTCATTTGTTCTAAGTGAGAAATTACCCAAATAAAATCAAATTGAGTTTTAAGATATTGCATCATCATAAATAGGGATGATAGGTTATCTGCATCCAATGTACCAAACCCTTCATCGATTACTAAGAAGTTAGGTCTAGGTAGGTTGCATATGTTAATTAGAGCCACTCTAATCGCTAATCCCGATATGAACTTCTCCATACCACTACACATCTCTAAAGCCCACTCCTGGTCTTCGTAAACGATTTTAGCGTTAATGTTCTTTCCATCAGTATCCATTGATATTGAGAAATCCACCACTTGTCCTAATATATTATTCACTTCGTTTTCAATTGCTGGAAGTGCTTTGGATATTAGTTCATATGGTACACCATCTTTCTTAACTGCATCTAAGTAGAATGTGTATAATTGGTTTTTACTTTCCAATTCTTTTACTTCCTCCATCTTAGCTACCATATTGTCAATGTAGGTTTTGGTTGCTCCTACCTCTGACATTAATTTCAACATAAGTTTGTTCACATCTGATATTTGCTTTTCAACACCTTGCTTTAATCTACGAACATTTTGAATTTGAATGTCTAATGCTTGATTCTTTGTAATCGTTTCTACATTATCATTATATCGTTTAATATCTGCATTTACAGTTTCGTTTTGAGTTTGTAATAATTCAATTTTAGAATCTGCAGTTCTAATATCACCTTCCAATCTTTCTGTAACATTAATTAATCTTTTGTATTCATCGGTATATTCTTTCCATTGTTTGAATTGTTCTTCTACACCTTCCCAAGAATCTAAAGTTTGTTGAATACCCGTACATTGTATAGTTGCATTTTTAACAAACCCTTCTAATTCAGGCAATGCTTCTTTTGCTCTCATTGCATCTTTAACAAATTCATTATCGCAACAAAACTTACAATTTGGGTCATATTCATGCTTATCCAAATGATTAATCTTTTCTTTAGCAGAATCTAATTGTGACTTTACTATTGAATAAGTTTTTTCTGCTTCAATTAAAGCTTTTTGTTCTCTTTGGTAATTTGAATATACAACTTCTATACCAATTCCATTTATGGTAACTTTAGAATCAACCATTTCTTTAGCTTCCCTAACCATTTCTTTAGCTTCAGTATGTTTTTGTATCTTATCAAATTTAGTATCTCCCCAAGTAGTTAATTCATCATCAATCTTTTTAACTTTACGATTTAGTTCATCGATATCTAAATTACCTTGAATTGGAATGATTTGTTGAGATAGTGTTACAATTTGTTCTTCTAAATCAGCTTTACGAGTTTCTAATTCTAATTTTTCCGAATCCAAACTATCATACTCCTCTCTCTTTGAATTCAAGTCGTTTTCTTTTTGGGCTAATTCCGAAGTGAAGTCGGTCTTTCTGAAATTTCTGATAAGTGCATTCACATCTTTGATATCGTTGGTAGCAGTATCATACAGCTTATCAAATATATCAAGTCCCATAAACTGAGCCATCAAGTCCTTTCTCTCCGATTGTGATTTATCAATGAATAGGGCGTTATTAGCTTGTAGTGAAAGTGCAGTCATAATGAAATCCTCATATCTACCAACATAGGTTTCAATGACCTGGTTTGTATCTCTACGTTCCGTTCCGTTAAGTGATTCTCTACCACTATCTCCCTCTCTCCAAAAGTCCACATCTACTTTTACGTTCTTTCCCTTATTGATTGTTCTTCCCTCTCTACGAATACCATAGACAACTCCATCTACGGAGAATTCTAATTGGCAATGGAAATCTTGCTTTCTATTGTTCATAATAGCAGATGCTTTATAAGCCCTACTACACTTATCGAATAAACAAAATGAGATTGCATCAAATAGGGATGATTTTCCCTGTGCGTTTGGTGCGAATAATCCCATCAGTCCGTTTACCTTATTGAAGTTGATTACGTTTTTCTCTCCGTATGAGAACATATTGCTGAAATCGAACTTTATTGGTTTCCAGCTTATGTTTCTTTGTAGTTCTGATGGTTGGATTCTACTATTAATGTCACGATTTATTTTCTCTATTCCAGCTAAGTCCTCCTTTGTCACAAATGGCATCATACGTTCCACATATTCCCCTATTAAAGAGTTTTGATGGTTTATATCAGCCACACTATCTACTTCCAACCTTGCTTCTCTATCGTTGGTTTTCTTCTTATTGAATGTATCCGTTCTAATGATTGTAAAGTCTTCCACACCATACTTTGCCGTAATATCAGCCATCATTCTTTTTGTATCTGCGGTATCCGTATTAGTTATCCTCACTCTTAAACGAGGGTATAACGGCATATCAGTTACATCCGGCACAATACCACCATCAACATCCAAAGTATAGTATCCATAATCGTTTTGGATATCAACTTCTTCATAGGTCATTGTATCTAAATCCCAAACTAAGAATCCGTGCTTGTCTAATGTTTCACCAAAGTTTTGTTGTACCAATGAACCGGCATATACCACCTTACATCCGCTTGGTGATATCATCTCTTGTCTTTTATGGATATCTCCTAATAAGGCTAAATCATATCCATCAAATATATCAGTTGTGAAGTGTCTACTACTAACTACATACCCTACATCAGTTGTAGAGTTATCAACAGGTCCGTGAAATAGTGCAATTTTTTTGTTTCCAAATAGAGTGTTTGCTTTTGGCCAATTATCTTTGTTGTCAAATATACTAAATACTGCAAAATCAACTCCACCAATACCATAAACTTGCGTATCTCTTAAATAAGTTAGATTTGGTAATTTTAATGCATCAACAATTGGAGTAAGTACATCCATTCTGTCCGAGTTGTTCATATTACAATCGTGATTACCAGCAATTACAATTGTAGGACATAGTTTGTTACATTCCGTAAACAACCAGCTAATCTCACTAACCAATTCAGGACTCATTTCCAATTTAGCATGAGCGATATCACCAGCTAAATAGATAATAGAATCTTCCGTTCCTCTTTTTTGTATTTCCTCAAACATTGAGTAAAATACTTGTCTAAACTCTTTGTGTCTTTTGATATTACGAATGTGTATATCCGCAATGTGATAAATTCTCTTTAAGCTCATATATTATTTAGTTTGGATAGAACTAAGTCATCCCATCCAGTTTGTTTTGCTCCCTTTAGTAGTTCGTTTACTTTTTTGAATCCCATTTCACCAGCATCCTTATCAGTTGGTATAATGTTACGAACTTTAATTCCGTTCTTTAAAAAGTAATCAGTATGTTTAGTTGAATCTGCAATAGCATCTGAATCTAACATAATAGTTACTTCCTTAACTCCTTTCTCTATAATCTTATTTTTTAATTTACTCAATAAGAACTTACCAAGCAAAGGAATACAATTTCTTTTAATCGAAAATGAATCGAATACACCCTCACATAAAGTAATAGGTTCGTTCCAATTGATTTGATTATCAAACACAATTACATCTCTATTAACCGGCGGATTCTTATACTTCATTCGTTCTTCTTTGTAATATGAACGAGCTACGAAATAATTCAAGTCACCATTCTCATCGTAGGATGGAACAATAACTCTACCAAAGTATAATCCTTCCGAACAATACCCAATATTGTATTTAACGATATCAGCTTGTGTAATACCTCTTTCTTTTAAGTAATTAATTGCTTGATTGTATTCAGGGTTGAATCCTTTTGGCTTGAAGTGTAATTGTTTGAATTCTGATGGTAATTGTAACTTAGCTACATACTCATCCTTTTCAACTAATGTATAATCTTCATCTCCATAGATATCCTTTAACCTATTAAGGTCTCTCATATCTACATTGAGTTTGCGAAGGAGTGATTGAATACTTCTACCCTTAGAATCACATACCCAGCAGTGCCATCTTTGAGTATCTAAGTTTACTTGAAGTTTCTTCTTATGGTGATTACAAAATGGACAATGATGTGCTTGCTCATTTCCTTTAAGAGATGAACCTACACCCAATGCGGTGTCCAAAATGTTAATGACCGTTAGTTTGTTCTTCCCAGATAGCATTAATTAGATATTATATCACAAATATACGAAAAATTTGGGATATAACCAAATTAATGGTTGGAATTCTTTACATCGTAAAGGAAATCAGCTAAAAACTGCATTTTTGCTAAAATTGGTGCTTTTGGTTGGTTTGCTTCCAACATTCCTTTAAGGTCTATGATAGATGCGGCTGCTATTTGAAGTGCATCATCTTTTGCGTTTAAGTAAGCTTCGGAGATTCCGTACTTCTTTGCGATTTCAGGTATTGTCATAACTTTAGTTTATAATATCCCTACGGAAGAATTTTCCCATAAGGTTTTCGTTTATTGCTTGTTCGTTGGCTAGTACATCGTAATGAAACTGCCATTTAATTTCGTAATATGATAAGGATTTTTTGGAAAAGCAAAACTGGATAATTTCTCTTTCAAAATCACCAGCTCTACCTTCTTTTACTTCGGACTTAATCCATTCGTTTGATGAATAGTATTTCTCCCAATCGGAAGCACTTCTAACAACTCTCTTTCTAGTCTTGCCTTTAAGGGGCTTCAATCTTCGAACTTGATTTAGGGACTTCTTCCCTATATAAAATCTACCAGTTGGTATGTGTATCATTTTATAGACAAACCCAACTGCACCTTCCGGTGTATTTTCCTCCGTAACAATATTTCCATTAAACTTCCAACTCACTTACTTATTTTTAATAGTGTCTGAATATTTTAATGTATTCAGATTTCCACCTCTTGCTTTTTTAAGCACTTTTTCATCTTTAGATAAATTTTTACCACCATCTGGGTCGATTGGTGTTTTATCCTTACCCTTTGGGTCTATTTTACCAGTTACTGGTGTTGATTTTTGGTATAATTCTAAAATACTAGCCATTTTTGTGTTGTGTTTACTTGTATAAATATAACATTATGTATCAAAACGAACAATAAAGTTTAAAGGATAGTTTGGTTCTGATTTAATTGGTTGTGGTAGTTTAGCTACAGCTACCATATTTAATTCATCATCGTATAATCCAATTGTTGTAATATATGGCGCCAAATAAGAACCAGTAGGGTCTAATGAACCGCTGTATTCAAAATCATCAAAACTACCAAATCTATTAGGGTCTATTTCTGATATATATGGATGATATGCACCTCTAACTACTTTAGTACCAGCCTCATAGACAGATATTTGCTTCAAAGTATTTCCAGTTATATCATTTTTATCAGTAACCATATGTTTAACT